TCGGCGATCAGTTTTTGGACCAGTACAATTCGTCGCGATGCGCGCCATGCGGACCGCACCTTTCACCGTCGGAGCGCGGCCGGCCTTGACTTCGCGCTGCACGTACGCATCGACAACTTTCGGTTGCGCCGCAACCGCGCGATCGCGAGAACGCTGCATGTGCTCAGCGGGGAGCAAACTAACACTGGGTGTTAGTTTGGTATCGCCTCCGCGACGCTCGCCTTCTTGGAGGATCTGTTCCCCGCGTCGACGTGAGAGCTCAATCTCCATCGCGCCCGCCAGGATCTTGATGTCCTGCACGTCGGGAATCGTGCGGTTGTACCAGTCCAGAAAACTCGCCGCATCAAGGTCGTCGCGTTCGTCGATCTGCTGCGCGGTCTGCAAGGTGTGCAGGGCCTGCTGAATCAACGCGGCTTTCTGATACGCGGCGGGCGGCACACTGACGGGCGCGAGGGCACAGTTGTTGTCCATAAAATTTCCAAACGGAATTATATTCAGGTTACCACAGGATACAAGTGGCAATCTAAAAAATGAGCTCAACAGGGAAAAACGGATGGATCACGGCGGGACGGAAAATATCGTAGTCGCTAACTATTTACGTATCTGTTAGTTGCACGGTTTACTGTTGGGCTCATAACCCAAAGGTCGCGGGTTCAAATCCCGCCCCCGCAACCAAATTCCTTAACAAATTCACTGATTTCGACCGCTGACGGCCAGTGGCCTGATCCAATCAGCTTCGGCTACGTCCGGCGTTTTCCGGCCTATTTCTCGCTGATCCAATCCGGGGTGGATCAGAAGGTTGGATCAACCTATCGCCTCGGCCGTCACGACTGCCCTTTCACCAGCCGGGGCGCGAAGAGATCCTTTAGTCGGCCCTCGAGTTTCTGACTGACCTCCCGCTGGCGCCCGACGATGAGCGGGCCGTAGAAGCGGCGCGTGGTCAACGGGCTGGTGTGCCCGGCGAGCCCTTGCACGTCACCCAGGTCGACGCCCGCCTTGAGGGCATCGATCATCACCGCGTGGCGCGCGTTGTAGGGGCGCAACCCCTGCGGCCAGCCGGCGGCGTGCACGCGGTTCGCGTGGGTCGTCGTGTCGTAGGTCCCCCAGGCCTCGGCCGCGACGAAGGCCTGCCACGCTTGGCGCATGTCCGCCGTGAGGATGATCGTGTGGGCGGGCTCAAGCTTCGCGCTTCGCACCAACCACACGCCCTGGTCGAGATCCAGATCCTCGGGCCGGGTCCGCATCACTTGGCACGGCCGCTGGCCCGTGGTCACGAGTACGACATATCGCGCATACGTCTGCTGGTGATCGCGACGCCGGGCCGCCGCGCGCGAGGCGTAGGCCTCCGGGTCGTGTGGGGCCCGCACGCGCGGGCGCGAGACCGTGGCCTGTGCCAACTTCTGCGCGACGGCCAGGACGATCGAGGCGTCGATCCCGATCGGGTGGTCTTTCGGGACCGGGGGCACCTTCGCGTCATCGATCGGTGTGATCGCGCGCTTCCCGTCGAGCGAGTGGTAGAGCTCGGCGAGCATGCGGCAGCGATGGCGAATCGTGCGAGCGGAGACGACGGCGCCACTACTCGCGGGCGCATCGCGTTCATAGGCTAGCTGGGTGTGACCATCGCGCGTATGCGCCGCCACGCGCACGCGGCGCACGGTCCCTGAGGACGGCATCGACCGCCATTGTGCGATCGCCAGGTTCACCAATTCCGTCGTGATCTCGGCGCGCGTGAGCGCGCCCAGTCGCACGCGTCGCCCACTCCGTGACACCACCACCACGAGCCACGCCCGCAGATGGGACGTATCGGCCTTCGTGCTCGGGCGCCCGCTGATCTGGGGTAGAAACCGCGCGACGTCCGCCTCCAGTGTGCCCCCATGCAACGGGGATCGGTGCGCGACGATCGGCGCCTCGCCATACGCCGCGCGCTGGTCGAGGAGTCGACGGCGCGTGGTCTCAATCCACGCCGCGGCGACGTGCGGATCGGTGTCTGGCGGGAACCGCGCGACCGGGCGCTGACGTCCCACGCTCACGCGGGCGATCAATCGGCCGTCTGGGTCCCGTGCGACGCCCGGCGGAAGCTCTTCAGGGGTCATCGTTGAATCCTTGCATGACATTTCATGACTTGCACAATATTTCCAATTGTGTTTTTTCAAGCTCGGCGGTAGCGTCGATCCAGCGTCGTGGCACTGTCGCCATTCCGATGAGGAGTTTCCTATGCGCGCGACCGTCACGCAGTTACCGTTTCCGCTGGCCGCGAGTCGCGTTGCCTGTTGCCGCGCGCTGGCGCAAATGACCCCGCTCCAATTCCGGCTCATCGCTCCGCTTATCGTCGCGTACGCCCGAGTCGGAGCTCCCGGCGGGCCCAGTCCTCGAACATCTTCACTGCCTCGGCTTGTAAGGCCGGCGGGAGCCGTGCAAAAGCCTTCAAAAGCCGACGCTCCCACGGGGATAAGCTCTGGACATCGAGCGCGATCGCGATGATCCGAATCAACTCATCGACCGTCGCGTGTCCCGCCCCGCTGAGATATTTGCTCACCCACCCCGGGCTCCGGCCGACGGCTTTCGCGACGTCGCGCTGTTTGAGATCGAGCGAGCGGAGTCGCTCACGAATCGCGTGATCGATCGGGTGCTTGGTCATCGGCTTGCGCCGATCGTAACGCTTACTCGGGCGGGGTTTGCGCTTAGGTTCCATTTGGAAATTTTATTATATCGACAACTTGAGGATTTCTAGCGTATGAATTTGGCCATGGCAAAGCAACCTGGACGGTCGCGTCTCGCTCGGACCCTCCGCGTTCTGCGCGCCGAGCGAGAACTGACACAACAAGTGCTCTCGGCGCGGATCGGGATGACACAGACGCGCTACTGGCAGATCGAGCATGGCGAAGGGGCCCCGCTGCGGAAGGACGAACGGGCGGCCATTGCGCGCCAACTCGAGGTGGCGCCGCACGACATCGCATGGCCAGAGATGAAGCCGACGCAACTCCAGGTGTCGCGCGCCGCTGCGCGGGCCGAACGCGAGGAACAACGACGCGCGGCGGCCTTGCTGACCGCTGGTGATCGCGCGTGAGCCGTTTTTGCGCCGGCGATGCGCTGCCGGCGGTCCTCGTCCTGCGCGACTTGGCCGAGCTCTTGGGCCTCGGCGCGTCGCGCACATGGGAGCTGTATCAGCGCGGCGAGTTTGCACGCTTTGAACTCCTCCCGCGTCTCGGCAACCGCCCGCGCTTTAGTGGGGCGAAGCTTCAAGCCTGGCTGGATCCGGCGGATCAGGTCGAGGCCGAGACGGAATCCCGGTACTTCAAGGCCGGACGCCGAGCCCGGACCCTGCGAGGCGTGCAATGAGGACCTGGTGGCGGACGTGGCTCGGGCGCTGGCGCGCGTGGCGGACCGCGCGATTTCAGCGCGACGTCATCAGCGATCTCCAAGTCTCGCAGGAATGGCAACGCCGGTTTTCGCGGCGGGGGGGCGGCCTCCGATGACGACGTTGCGGACCTTACGCACGCGGCGCGGCTGGACGCAAGAGGATCTGTGTCGACGTAGCCGGATTCCGCAGAACAGCATCTCGCGCCTGGAACGCGACCGATCCGCCCGGCCGAGGTGGCAGACGGTCCGCGCGCTCGCGAAGGCCTTCGCGGTCGATCCCTTGGTAATCGCCTTCGGGCCGCCCCGGCGCAAGACGCGCGCGGCGTCGGCTAACGGGGGACCTCGATGAGTCCGATCGCGATGGAACCGGTGCCCGTCGCCACCAATGGCCGCCTGCAAGCGACCGCGCGGTGTATCTGGTGCGCCTGGGAACAGACGAGGAGCGGCGTCGACGTGCGCGAGCTCGCGCGCGTGCTCGGCGAGGGCTACGCGCAGCACGTGGCCGCGCAGCATCCGGAGCAGATGCCGCTCTTGAGGGGCGAGTCGTGACGCACGTGCCGAGGAGCGTCTACGAATACGGCGACCCCGTCTTTGAGGATCTCGCGCGGGAGGAGCACAGCGATCACCATCGCGCCACAGCGCGCGGGCAACGCATGCTTTGTCTCGCCGACTCCCTTGTGAGTGTGCTGGACGCGGGCGGCCTACTGACCGACCCTTCGGCCGCCCGCCGCGAAGCGTTTCACGTCCTGGCCGACGCGCTGTGCGGCCAGGAGGCGATCGACGTGCCGGACTTCACCAACGCCCACGCGCTCGAGGCGCTGCGCCGCGGGAGATCCGAGTAATGCCGACGATGTCCAACGTGCTCTGTGGCTGTGGCCGCTTCATGCGCGTGAAGAAAAACAGCGTGACGGTCGAGGAGCTGCTCGAGAGCGGTGCCCCGTACAAATTGTTTGACGCCGATCTGTGGGAGTGCGTCGAATGCGGCGTCGAGATCATCACCGGCTTTGCCGCGCGCCCCCTCGCCGAACACTGGCAGCCGGACTACCCGGCGATTCGGGCCCGGCTCGCCGCCAGAGGCCCGATGTATCCCGGCCGCTGCCGGCCCGCAGGAGAGAGGACCGTATGACGCCGACCACCACGGCCGGGACGCGGGCGACCTGGACGCGTGATCGCTTCGAGGCCTGGCTGCGGTCGAAGGAAGCGCCGGTCACGGTGATCCCGCCTCCGTACCGGATTGAGCCGTGCGCGTGCCCCGACGTGAACTGCCACGGTTGGCGCCTGGTGCCGGTCGACCCGACCCCTCGAGGCGACGCATGACGGTGACCGCCGCGCCGGAGATCATCACCGTCCCGGGGATGTACGACCTCCCGGCCGCGGTCTACCACGCCGACTGCTGTCCTGAGCCGTCGCTCTCGTCGTCGATCGCGCGGAGGCTCTGCTTCGATTCAGCCGCGCATGCCTACCACGAGCATCCGCGGCTGAACCCCGCCGCCCTCGAGGAGGACGCCGAGCATTTCGACATCGGCACGGCCGCCCACGCGCTCCTCCTCGAGGGGCAGCAGAACATCGCCGTGATTGACGCGAAGGACTGGCGCACGAATGCGGCGAAGGCGGCGCGCGACGCGGCCAGGGCGGAAGGAAAGACCCCCCTCCTCGCGGCCCGCTGGGCCGACGTGCAAGCGATGGTCGGCGCCGCCCGCGCGCAACTCGATCGCCACAAAGACGGCGGCGCCGGCATGTTCACCACCGGCCAGCCGGAGCAAACGCTCATCTGGCTCGAGCAGCTCACGGGCGATCCGCTCGCCACCGTTTGGTGCCGCGCGCGTCTTGATTGGCTGCGGGACGGCGCCATCGACGACTACAAGACGACCAGCGCGAGCGCGAATCCCGAGACCTGGACGCGGACGATGTTTCAGGCCGGCTTCGATCTGCAGGCGGCGTGGTACCTGCGCGGGTTGCGGACGTTGACCGGGCTCGACGACGCGATCTTCCGGTACGCCGTCCAGGAAACCTATCCGCCGTACGCGCTGTCGGTGATCGCGCTCGGGCCCGACGCGATGGTGCTCGCCGAGAAGAAGTGCCTCTACGCGCTCGAGGTGTGGCGCGCGAGCCGGAAGACGGGGGACTGGATCGGGTATCCGCGGCGGACGTGCTACGCGTCCCTGCCGATGGCGCACGAGGCCTGGTGGCTCGAGAAGGAACTGCGGTGAGGCGCTGATGGCCTTCGCGTTTCGACCCGCGACGCGCGAAAACGTCGGACTCCTGATCGGGCTCTCCGGCGGGACCGGCAGCGGCAAGACGTACTCGGCGTTCCGCCTGGCCAAAGGCATCGCCGGCGATCGCCCCTTCGCGGTGATCGACACCGAAGCGAGCCGCGCGAAGCACTACGCCGACGCCTTCCGCTTCGACCACGGCGACCTCAAGCCCCCCTTTCGGCCCAGCGCCTACGCGGATGCCATCCACGCCGCCGACGAGGCGAAGTACTCGGTGATCGTCGTCGACAGTATGAGTCACGAGTGGGCCGGCGAAGACGGGATCCTCGACTGGCAGGAGGACGAGCTCCAGCGCATGGCCGGCGACGACTACAAGAAGCGCGAGAGCTGCAAGATGGCCGCGTGGATCAAACCAAAGACCGCGCACAAGCAGATGGTGCAGCGCCTCCTCCAGGTCCGCGCGCACCTCATTCTGTGCTTCCGCGCCGAGCCGAAGATCGAGATGGTCCGCGGCGCCGACGGCAAGATGGAGATCCGCGAGAAGCAGTCGCTCACCGGGCTCCACGGGTGGATCCCGATCTGTGAGAAGAACTTGCCGTACGAACTGACGGCGTCGTTTCTCCTCATGGCCGACCGGCCCGGCGTGCCGCAACCGATCAAGCTTCAGCAGCAGCACCGCGCGTTGTTCCCGCTCGACGAGCCAATCACGGAAGCCTCGGGCGCGCGCCTGGCGGCCTGGGCGAAGGGCGGGACGGTCCCGTCGTCTGATACCGCTGATACCCCTGATACCCATCAGCCGATCGACTGGACCCGGCGCATTCGGGAGGCCAGCACCAAGGCCGCGCTGCAGGGCGTCGGCAAGCAACTCAACGCGGCGAAGCGCACGATGTCGGCCGACGAGCTCCAGACGCTGCGGGCCGCGTATGACGCGCGCCTGAAGGCCATCGCACACCCGACCCGCGGCGCCGACCCCGTCCCCGCCGACGACATTCAGTGGAGGCCGACCTCATGACGAAACGGATCAACACCGTCCTGCGCGTGATTGAACTGCTCGACGCAAAGATCGAGGGCCTGCGCGCCGCGAAGGAATTGCTGCTCGAGCAGCAGCGCACGCCGGCCGCCCCGAAGGCCGTCAAGGCGCCGGCCGCCGTCACCACGAAAGTCGGGTAACTGCGTCATGTGGTCGAAGCTCGATGACGCGCTGATTGATCACCGCAAGATTTTTGCGGCGGGCCGGCTGATTGGCAAGAACGGCCCGGCGGTCGCCTTGGGCTTCTATACCGTCGGCATCCTGTGGGCAAATAAACATCTCTCGGATGGGTTCCTTCCGAAAGCCGTGATTGAAGGCTTCGGTCACGTCGACCGTCCACTCTCCGTCGCTGACGCGCTCGCGAAGGTGGATTTGTTCGAACGCGTGACCGGTGGGTTTAAGATTCACGACTTCGGCGAGTACAACCCACTCGCGAGTGTCATCAAGAAAAAACGGAAAGACGATCGCATCCGCAAGCAGCGCAATGGGCACGGCGGATGACGGCACAGCGCTTGCTGTTCACGCGTCCGCGAGGATTCCACGCAGATTCCAAACGGAGTCCGTCTGGAATCCGAGCGGATTCCGGCTGGAGTCCGCGTGGATTCCGTCGATCCTGCGCGCGCGCGCGCCCGCGATCCCGTACCCGTACCACTAAGAAGGATCTTGCGAATTCGAAGATCTATGCAGGGCGCGCGGCGGCGCCTTCAGCGCCAGAGCGCACGCCCGGGTTCATTGAGAGATCGGATGTTTGATCGCGACTTCGTCACCTTCGACCGCGCCTTTGGGCGCGTCTGCGGTGCCTATCGGCTGAAGGTCAAACCAACGGAGGCCGAGGAATTGACCCGCACTTATTTCAAAGTCCTCGACGCGTGGCCGCTCGACGACGTGTTAGCGGCCGGCAAGAAATGCATGGCGAAATGCAAACGGTTTCCGGCGGTGGCGGACTGGGTGGCCGAGCTCCCCGCCACGGTCGCCCACGTCGCCCCCGCCGAGCTGCGGCTCATGTCCGTCGACGAGATGGACGCCCACGAACGGGCGGCCGCGATGCGCTACCAGGACGAGGCGTGTGGGTGCCCGAGCTGCTTCAACGCCTTCGTGCACGAGCGGCCGCTTCGGTTCGTGCCAACGCTCGTCTCGCTCGTCGACGACACGTACGAGCGCGCGTTCAACACCCGGCGCCACCAGGTCGAAGTGCTCGGCCATTGGGCGCACGGCGAGGAGCTCGCGCGGTGGTACGCGGCGCGGGATCACTTCTTTGGCTTGGGAAAGACGATGCCGCGTCTCCGCCGGCTCGTGGCGTTGACGCGCGCCATTCTCGAGCGCGAACCTGGGATGGAGGGCTGACCGATGACCCACCAGGAGATCGTCCGCCGCGTGCAACGGGAACTGGCGGACTGGGCGACGGCGCGAGGGGAGACCCCGGATGCGGCGGGCGTGACGGGCGACGACATCGATGAGCTCGAACAAGCGCTCTGCGACGTGTGTGACGCCTGCCGGGACGACGAGGAGACGGGTTCGTGACGGATCGCGGGTGCATGAGTGTGACCCGCACGCGCGCCGACGCCCTGTGCGCGCAACGCCGCACCGCGTACTGGATCGTGCTGAGTTATCAGGACAGCGTGGATCTCCTGGCGGGTGCGGTGCCGCCGGCCGTGCGCCGCCAGCTCCTGCCGATGGTCAAGCGCGCGCGGGCCGAGAGTGGGGAGGAATATGCGGCGCGAATCGCGCAGGCGACCCCGCGCCGACGGAGGGCCTGATGATGCCGCGCCGGTCCTGGGTCGATCATTGGATCGCGGTCACGCCGTGGATCGGGCTCGCGGGCCTGTGCCTGCTCGCGGCCTGGTGTGGAGGCGGACGATGAACAGCGTCGACCAGCAACGGTGGCGGACCATTCTCCTACTCTTGACGCGGATCGCGGACGCGCTTGAGAAACTCGCCGAGGAGGCGCACGCGCTGCGGATGCTCGAAGAGACGCAACACGGGGATCATTCATGACCTTGGAATTCCAGGTCATCGGCGTCGCGCAATCCATGGGCTCGAAGCGCGCCTTTACGCCGAAGGGCTGGAGGCGCCCGATCATCACCGATTCCAATCGCAACCTGAAAAGCTGGCAGAGTCTCGTCGCGGATGGCGCGTCCCGCGCGATTCAACAACAGGCGGCGTGGGCGATCCTCGACGGGCCGGTGCGCTTGACCCTCGCGTTCTACCTGCCGCGGCCGAAGTCGCTGGCGAAGCGCCAGGTCGCGCACGTCAAAGCGCCGGATTGCTCGAAGCTGATTCGCAGCACCGAAGACGCGTTGAGCGGGATCGTGTATCGCGACGACGCGCAAGTGGTCGAGATTGTCGCGGGGAAGTTCTATGCGGGCCCGAGCGAGTCGCCGCATGTGCTGGTCACCGTCGCCACGACGGCGGGCGATCGGCCAGCCGTGGTCCCGGCGGCGCCGTTGCCGTTGTTTGCGGAGGTCTGCTAGTGGTCGGTCCCTTCGATGCGGCGGCGCAAGGCGCGCAGGTCTTCCCCTTGCGCAACGATCAGTCCTTCCAGCCGGGCGATCGTTTCTTTCAGATCCTCGTGTTCGTCGCGCGCGTCGAGGACGGCATCGGCCATCTTCTTGATGCCTTCGTTGGCCTGAATGAGGCCATCCGCGACTTGTTTCATGCTCTCGAACACCGGACGAAACGTATCACTCACGGCACGCTCCCTGCTGGAATATCCACAGACAGATATTACGACAAACAGGAGATCCCATGTCTTTCCCGTATTACGACTAAGTGGTCCGCGCGCACGCCGAGCTGGTGGACGAGGGCAAGATCAAACCCCGTCACAATCA